CTGGGTTTTCTGTTTTCAGCCATTTAGGCCTCCAATTTAAGCATCTCCCTAGCGTACTGCTCAGGAGTTAAGTTGAGTTTTTTAGCGATGCTGAGTTGACTTGTGTTCAACCTAACGCGCTTTGAGGATGTGCTACGGCTGGCTGGAGCCACTACCGAGCTAGGTCTTGTGCCGCGAGTTTCCTCGGGCTTGTCGTCCTCGAATTTCTCCGGGAACCGTTTCCGCATTGTTTCATTAATGCGGCGATAGTACTCTTGTGAAGAGAGGGTGACCCCTTCTTCTTTCAGTTGTTCGTGGAGGGCAAGAGCCATTCCAGTCATTAACTTGTCCTCGCCAAACCAAGTATTTTCAGCTTGCCAGGCAGTTGCTCTGGTATCAACCGGAATACGTTCAGCGGGTCTTGGTGCCGTTTGTACTTCATATTCCTGGGTTTGTAAAGGCGGTGGGCGGAAATTCTTAACTTTGTCTCTTTTTAGAGTTGCGTCGGTTAGGCGCTCTTGAGCCTCCATTACCTTGTCGGTATCCCCTGAATCATAAGCTTCTCGGTATGCCTTTTTGGCCGCATCCAGCTCAAGATCTACCGCTCTTTGGATTGAGCTGAGTACATTCTTTTCGCTGTTGCTTAGGGTTGACTTGAGGCGCTTGTTCTCCTCAATCACTTTTTGGGCCAAGCTAATTGCTTCTTGCTGCTCCCTTACGGCCGCTTCTTTCTCTCGGCGCTCGTCGTGGGCCAGCTTCTTCATCTGGATAAGCTTCTTCTTTACTTTGGCTGAGTAGTCTTCCAGCTCATCGTTGTAAAGTTCTTCCTTAACCTCCTTGGGAAGCGGGTCCTTGTTACGGTCTTGTTCGGGAGTATCGTCTTCAATCTCCAACTCCAGCTCGTTATCGATCTGGTCTTTTTCCTTCTCGAGCTCGTCTGGGAATTTGTATTCTTGGGTCATGGTTTTTCCTTATTTGCGCCGAATACCACGGGGGTCGTCCACTGTGCCTTCAACCGAATCATCATTGATCATTCGGAATTCTTTGCCGTGAATAACCAGCCTGGAGCCGGCATTGGGTCTAATCAAAACAAAGTCACCAACCTGACAATAGGGCCCGCTTGGGAAGCGGCTTTGGTCCTTATAGCAGTCTGGTCCCATGGCAACCACAAAAAGCACGGTTGTTAGGGTTTCTTCGATCATGATAGTTTCGTCAGCCTTAATGATCCCGCCTTCAAACTCTTTCTCCTGCTCGGGAATGGCGCACAGAATGCGGTATCCAGTTGGGGTCGGAAGTTGTTTGGCTTTTTCTTCTGCTGTCTTGTGCAATATAGCTGTTAGGTCAATTGCTTTCAGTAAATCTACTGATTCACTCGTTGTCGTCATCGTGGTTTAATCTTTCCTGTAGGTCTTTGATGTAGGAACGTGCAGTGAGTAGACCTTTAATCTCTCCGCACATCTTTTTGTACTCCGCAAAGTCGGCGGCGTTACCGTCAGCTATAGCCTCTTGGAGTTGCAAAATTTTGTCATCGACCTTTGCGGCCAAATGTTCTAAATACTTTTCAATCATTTGTTGCCCTTAGATTGGTTTCTTTGTGCAGCTATTTGGGCAGCTGTTTTGGCGGCGTCTGATTGCAAGCGTGAGTTTTCCATGCTGCGCTGGTGCATATTGGTATTTTCCTGTTTGGCCATTTCTGCTTGTATCCGAGCAAAGTCAATTTCCTTTTGATTAGCAATTCTGATTGCCTCGTTAGTAATTTGAGCTTGTTTTGCCTGATTGTCCATTTGAGCCTTTTGCTCCTTGATGGACACATCCTTCTCTTTAATCTCCAATTCTTTCATTTGCATCTGTACCAAAGGATCTTTGGCTTGCTCTTGAGATTGTTGTTGTGCCGCTTCGCCTTTGTTTTCCTGCAACAACTGCTGGCTGGCCTTGGCAATCAGCGTAGACAGCTCCGCCTCCATCTCAGGTGGCAGCTCTGACTCTGGGTTGGGTAGGGTCACGCCCATATGCTTTTCTATCTCATTGCGATAGTGGAATCCCAAGTGTTCAGCAATGTGACCTTGCAAAGCCGCCATGATTTGGTTGGCCTGTGGGTTTTGCCCTATGGTCTTAGTGATGTTGGGGTCCTGCATAAACGCCTGATGGACCATGATGTGAGCATCGTGATCCTGATAGATAAATGCCTTCATGGGCTTAACCTTGAGCGCATTCATGTTCTCAGTCACTGGGTCTTTGGGCTTCTCATCATCCTCTAAAGGCACTAATTTGTCGGCGTTTTTAATCCCCAAAACATCCAGCATCTGGCGGTGCAGCTGAGGCAGGTCATAGATCTGAGGGGCTTGTTGAGATAGCTGAATAACCGCCTGATATTGGACAATCTTCTGCGCCATGGTGGCTGCATTGGGATCGCTAACAGGAATAACATCAACCAAATCATAGTCAGCCCGCTTGGCTGTTTTCTTACCCTCAACCGGCTCATAAGTATAGTCAGGCTTGGTGTAGTCTCGAATGATGTCTCTAAGCAAACACAATTCTTGCTTGAAAGAATAGTGGATGCGGGCTTGGACAGCACTCATTACCTTAAGTTGGCGCTCCAAAATGGCTAGCGTAGTTCCAACGGGTGAGTTTGCCGACATATCCGCCACTTTGATATCAGCAGCAGAAGCAAACCGACGGCCTTCTTCCACAATTTTATCGAGCAATGCGGACAATACTTGGCTTGGCTCTTTGTAAGGCAACGTCATGATGTTGTCTTTGATTGCCCCGCTTGGGACGTCAACATCGCGCCACTCTCCTGGTCCGATAGGTGTATCGTCGCCTTTTATGCGTAAACCACGGGTTTTAAAGCCACCAGGTAAGTTGGCCAGCGTACCAGCGTCTACCAGCTGGCGCAAAATAGAAGTACCAGACTTGGCAAATGCCCCAACCAAATGAATTAAACCAAAGCAATAGAAGCCAAACCCTGGAACATATCCATAGTGGACGTAATGCTGGCGCTTTGTGTTCTTTTTGTCTTCAGGACGCCAATTGCGGCGGATTGCCAAGCATTTCTGGCTTCCCTTCTCTATCGTAACAATGTATGGAAGCGCAATCCCAGTAATTTCTCCATCTTCATCCTTGTGCTCATGGCCCTCTATGTCCAAGTTCACATTCATCTCAAGAATCTTGTACCTGTCATCGCTGGTTGCCCTAAAGCCCATCTTTTCAGCAATTTTTTTCTCTATTTCATCTAGATTGTTCTCTGGTTCACCCAGATCTATGTCCAAATAGAACCCATCAACCTGTAATTTACGCAGCTCATTCTCGCTTTTACGCATAACATGGGTTACGCGCTCGGCAGTTTCTAAATCTGACGCCCCATAAGGCACAACAATGTCTTCTGCAGGCACAAAAATGGAAGTTTGACGGTCTTTTACGGGGTCAAAGTACACTTTCTTGAACGCATTACCCGACAACCCCAAACCCCACAGCATTCTTTCGTGTTCTGGGCGGAACTCAACCATGCGATCAGTCAGCTCATAGTTCATATCATCTTGAACTCGGGTGGCTGCATCCTTTTTCTCGGGAGTTTCTTTGCCGATGATCTGTGTCTTAACAGGCCCAGCCGCTGGAAACGTGCTCATCATGATCTCGGCTTGGAACTTAACCAGCGCTTCGGACAAAAGCGGGTGATATACACCGCAAGCCCCAATCCATGGGTCTGCCCGCTCTTCTATCTTCATCCCCAAGAGTTCCAGACCATCTACATATGTCTGCATCCAGTCTTTTCTGGACCCTAAATCATCGTCAAAGTCTGAAATCAAATCTTGAACAATGCTTTCCACCACATCATCAGGTAAAGACTCGGCCAAGTTTTCATCAAAATCGTCGTCCGACTCACCATCCATGCTAATTTCCAAATCGCCAATCTTTACATTAAGCTCTTCTGGATCAACTATTTCAATCTCAATCTCAGGTTCGCCAGAGTCCAATGCCTCTAATCCGGCTGGTGCTGCGTATAGACTTTTGTCAATCATAATTGTCCTTAGTAATATGCCATCTTGCGTTTGAATCTTATCGGCTCATCTTCTTCGTCCGTCTGTAGCCGCAAGAACCCACCTTTTCTGAACCTTATCAAAGCTTGTGTGCTTGAGTCAACAAAGTCATCATGGTCTGAGTTTGGGAAAGCAGCCATCTCCTCTATCACCTCATCCGCCCATCTGGTCCCAGGTGCCCACACCTTACCACTGGCAAATAAATCTGATACAGCATTAATCCTAACCATCTTATCATTCCCCCTGCTTGGAGTAAATTCTTGTACAGGTATTCCCATCGCCCGTAATTCATAAATCAACGGCGCGCCAGAAGCCTTAGCCTCCACAATAAAAGCATCCGGCTCCCACTCC